TCTAGTTGCCAAGAGAAATAATGATTCTCTGGTTGAGCACATATATATTTCATTTTAATTCAATTAACTACAAGGCGTACACATTGAAGAGAAGCTCGATCCACTCCAGTAACTATACTCATTATTCTTGGTATAGTATCCTGTTGATGCATAACCACTTGTATCTCCTGTGTAACAAGCACTAGCGACTTGATATACTTTAGACGAACTACACCAGTTAGAATTATCAGTATAAACAACTACGTAACTTCCTTCACAAACGCTAGTTGAACTATAGTACACCCCATGAGCATAACAAGGTGCGTTAGTAGGCGTTGGAGCTGTTGGCGCTGGAGTAGTTGGTGCTGGCGTTGGTGACGGTGCTGGCGTTTCTGTTGGCGCTGGTGTTGTCGGTGCAGGAGTTGTAGGTGCAGGTGTAGCACATGTTGTATCAACTCCGACAGTACAAGTTATAGTTGTTCCTGAGTTAGTCCAATATGGGTCGCTTACATAGAAAGATGCACTAACACTTGCAGTTCCGCTATTTGGCGTAGCACTAGTTGGACTATAAGAAACTAATGTTTGATCGCTAAATCTAGCTGATACATCAATTGCTCCTGAATTACAATCAAAGCTAGTTACAAACCAATATGAACCATGAGTACCACAACTGTATGTACTACAATTAGTTGTACATACTGGTGGTGGGTTTGTTGGTGTAGGAGCAACAGGAACTGGTGCATTAGTAGGTGTTGGAGCTACAGGTGGTGGTGATGTAGGCGCAGGGGTCGGATTAGGAGATGCTGCTGTTGGCGCTGGAGTTGTTGGAGCAGGGGTTGGAGCTGGTGTAGGCGCTACAGTAGGAGCAGGAGTTGGAATTGGAACGACCGCTTGTTCACAATAATACTTGTTTACAACCCAAGAAACATTACCTTTCTCACAATAGTAATCATCTTCTCTCCACTCAATAACAGGGTCTTTTACATTTATTACATATAAATCATTATAAGGATCATATCCTCCAATAACCTGAGAGTTAGCTGTGTCTCCAACATTTTCTCTGAACCAGTCCTTCATTCCATATTCAGAAATCTCTTCTAAACCATTACTATCCAGTCTAACAACAGTTCCTCTCTTACTGTCTGTGAAAAATATGTCATTATACCATTTAGCAAAAGAAGATGGCGATTTTGATATTCCATATTCTCCTATATAAGGAACTTGTGTTCCTAATACATCTTCGGTTGAACCAACATTTCCAGTTCCGTCTGCATTATATAAAACAGACTTTTCGAACATAATTTTACTAACCTTGTTCTCTTGGAAAACAATCAGGTCTGTATCTCTTGAAGATATTTTTTCAATAGACCCATATTTATCATCTATATCCCTAAAGTTAGATAAAGACAAATTAAATTCGTTAAGTCCATTGTAATTTGTAGATTGCTCATATCGACCACCATATGTTAATGAGGCTATTCTCTTATTTTGACGATAGCCTTCGTAGCTAATCAAAGGTCTTGCATTGTGCAACAATTCTTTTGCGTTAAAAGCATCTTTGTACTTATAACTTTCTATGGGTCCACCCCAAGTAAATGCGTTGAAGAAATCTAAAGTAACTAAAGCTGCTCTTCCTTCTGCTTGATCTCTATCTCCATTTGAGCCCTTATGATATCCTTGCTCCGTTATATCATATGTTTCTCCTATTTCATGAAAAGTATCATCATTTAATACTTTAGGCTTTGTTTCAAAAACAAGTAGAGAATCTCCTCTATCCTTCAGAACCATATTCCAGCTAGCCTCACAAAATACATTTGCCGACAAACCGTCAAGTATGCCTCCAAGCCAAGTGTGATCTCCTGATCCAATAAGATCTGCTAATCCTGCGTCTTGTGAATTTTGAGAATCTATGATCATGCACAAGGGGTCAGATGCGTTGTTTGTCACCTGAAAAGTTCTCCCTAATTCAGTTCCTGTATCTGTGACAACACCTCTTCTCCATTTAATCTTAGATTCAGGAATCTTTATGGTCATTTCTTCCTTCATCTGCTCATGCCAAAACTCCTCTATGTTTGGATAATATTTGCTTGAAAGAATGCTGGACGAAAATATATTAAAATAATCCGATCTTCTTTCATTGAAAGTCAATCTCAACGTACTTCCTGGACCAACCTCTCTGTTATCTTCTGGGCCCACTAATACAACTTGAGCAAACTTTTCTTCATCGTATGAGGTTATTGGGTTTCTAGCATTTACAGTCCATCTTTCACCTAAAGAATGACCTGTAGATGCGTTAAATGAAATTCCAAGTCCATCTTGAAGCGAGTAACTTTGATTCATCAAAAGATTCTCTGTCCATGGTCCTGTTCCATTTTCATCGGTTACCCTCCATTTAAAAGTATCAGTCGTTCCAATTGAATCAACCTCAATTTCGAATCTTTGATCCGTAGATCCACTAGGTGTTCCTGTAATAGACATGTCGTTCAAAGATGAGCCTGCAACCTGATAATAAAAAGGCCCTTCAAAATATCTTACTGTCTGTTCGTTTGTGATCCTATTGCTAAGCTGACCTGTTTTTCTTCTTGAGTTGTCCTCGTCTCTACTTGTTTTCTTAAAATAACCTGCATCACTAATGCTATATCCTGAAGGCTTTAACTTCATATAGGTTCCCTCTTCCTGCAAAATTTCACCTATACCAGCAGATCCTGAAGTATCAAGAAAGTTTCTATCTTTTTGTCCAAACTCTAGAACTTTTGTTTCTACATAATTATCTTTTTTCCCTGATGTATCAGATTTTACAACAAGAAAATCACCTTCTTTAAACTTATCCAAATCAGCCTTCTCTACCTTAACCCAAGCAAAATCAGAGTCAGTAAAAAATATTACAGGAGTTACTGTTTCATACTGGCTTTCATTTTCTTTTAAGAATAATCTATAATGCTTTGCCCATTTAGGTGCAATATTTTTTATTGTTAATTGAAGTTTATTTTTTCTATCAGAATATCCAACTGGTATTTTTACAGCATTATTTTCGCAAGTCATTACCGTAGACATTCTTCCATATTCATCGAGGTAAACAATGCCTGCCTCATAACTTCGGTTACTCTTTATTGTTCTAGTTGGGTTAGAGAAAGGAACAAACGTAGAGAGGTGGTTCAAAGTGAAATCGAAGTTTATCTCTTCATTATTCACGTCAACCATATCGTAGTTTTCCGTGTAGTTTGCGTAAATGAGCCTATTTCCAATAATATCTTGTGTTTCGGCTTTTAATGGGACATTGTCAAATAGCCTAGTGCTTTCGTCAGAAGGAAGCACAGTATATATCTTGCTGTTTTTAAATGAAAAAGTATAGTCTGAGTTATCTGACAACTTTAACTTGCTTTTTTTAAAATTTTCTATCAAAAATATTCTTGACGAATCAGACTCTCTAAAACACAAATCAATCGAAACAACATTAGAGCCTCCTGTCTCAAAAGTTACATTTGCTTGATTGTATTGGTTTTTCATTGACTCATTAGTAGCCTCATCATAGTTGTAGAAAAACTCTCTTGCATCAAATGCATATTCACTGAAAGGCCCAAGGCTACTAACCTCGCCATCAAGATATTTGTATCTGTAAGCAAACTGTATAAATTTATCAGTCAAGAAATTCTCTTCACTGTTTCCAGTATTCACCAATTCAATCTCAGGCTGCCTTATGGGAGGTTTTACGATAACATTTATGTCGTCTTGTGTAAATCCGTTTTCAGAGTAAGTTTTTGCTCTTTGTATATTTATTTTTCTAGGTGGATTAAAGCCATCTGTCCAAAACAAAAAGTCCCTATCATTATCAGTGTCGTTAAGTATGTTTGCACTGTGTATTTTATTAAACCTTTGAAAATTTAGTACATTTTCACCTTCAGGTCTAGTGTCTGATAAAACAAAAGAGCTTGTTCCAGAAACATTATCGTATTCGCAAATATAAGAAGCAGAGGAAGTAACAACAAACCAATAAATTCTATTGTTTGCGTCATCTGCTATAGAACCTATAGTTTCTGGATTACTTCCTGAATAAGACAACAGTTGTCCAGCTAATCTGTTTGATTTAGCATTTTTTAAAACGCCTGTATCAGCATCTACAACGCTAGAAACCAAAACATTTTCAGCATGAATATACTCGTCATTTTTTAACAAGCGTTCATCCGCATCTTTATTCATGCGACCAGAAAGGAATACGTTTTGTAGCTTCATTACTTAATCCACTTGTTTCTACCTTTCAGGCTTTGTACAAGGTCATCTAAATTAATATTCATCAATCTAATTTTTGCATTTCTGAGTTTTGCGCTAGCTTCTTTTTTTGCTCTTCTAACAATATACTCTTGAACGCCATATTTTCTGTCTAAAACTTGTGCCTGAATATAGCTATAAATAAAATCTTCAGCAAGTTTATGTACTCTCAATGTTGCATCGTCATTTGTAAACATACCATCAGATATATATTGTATGATGACTAAGTCGCCATCTTGTAAATGTGAGCTAAATCTGATGTATCCTGATTTTTTTTCTACAATGTATGTTCCGTTCTTGTTTGCGCTAGATGTATCCATTCCAAATCTACCGCCTGTGTGTTCAGCTTCTAAGGTGTCATAATCAATAGAGTCCTGCTTACTAATGTAAGACCTTTGCTCTGCCAGGGAGTCTGCTTCTTGCAAATCTCCATCTTGATTAAAAATAAAGTTTCCGTTTTCATCTTGCAGATAACCCTTAGCTTGAGACATGTTTTTATTTTGAGTTAGCGGATGCAATCTACCACTATCATCAACCCAAGACACCTTTGTTAATTGCACAAAATCTTCTGGCATAACAACTCTTAGTGTTTCAGATAATTCTACCTCGATGCTTTCCTCTAACTTGAGAGCGCTATAATTAAGCTCTTGTAAGGCTCTTTTTGCATGATGCACAACCTGATAACGCTGCACATCATTAACGATTTTATCGTCCCCAACATTCATTAACATGAAGTTGTTCACTATATCTTTTAGCAGAACATATTGATATTCTCCATGTCTCGCTACGTCATCGTAATATTGTTGTGAGCTCATTTATTATGTAAGATTTTCTTTTTCGTACTCCGTTTTGTCTTGTCCCTCTGCCACAGAAACTACGTCTTCTGCTCTGATTGTAACACCAGCATATCTTAATATCTTAACTATCAGTTGAGTTTCCTCTTCTGGGTGTAACTCAAAGTCCTGGAAATCTGATGCAGTTGGATTATAAATAGGATCACCATTTGGGTTGCTTAAATAAGTCCATTTGGGTGTTAATGGGGTTCTGTAGTAAACCAAATCAACATAGGCATCATATGGAGATACTTCGATATTTTCTCCGAACCTTGTGTATACTTTATATGTTTCTGAAGGAGATGATAGGTTCGCTTGATTTAAAAAGTAAAACTCAGTCTTATCAACTTCCTCTACAACAGCATCTCCACACAAAACAGTGTTGATCATGTATAAATCACTAGGTAATGTCAACTGATTATTTCCTGCTGCACTTAGAGATACTTTTTCTGTAAATATATCTAGCTTGTGTGATATGTCTTTTACCTCATCAGTTGCCCCTCTAGACCCTCTTCTATTATTCTTAGCCATCACAGCTTTTCTATAGTTGTCAAAGTACTCCTGATAGATTTCTAACTGTGCTGATTTTGCAAATAGATTAAATTCGCTAGGTGAGATATACCCACTATTATCCTTGTCTATGATAGATAATACTGTATTTCTAACGCTGTTAATCATCTCTTATTTTTAAGCAAATTTACGAAAAAAAGAAACCCCTCTTTTATGGAGGGGTTCTGTATAAGACGTTGAAGTAAGATTTATATCTTCTTCACAATCGCTTCCATTAAGTCCATCCCTTCGTCCGTCTTAAAGTAAGATGCTAAGGCTGCAATCGGATTATCTCCAAATGTAACAGTCAACACCTTTTGCTCTGACTTGTCATTCCAAACAACAGTTCTGTTGTCGTCTTTAACTCGCAATATGCCGTTGTCTACGGCTCTTATAGCTAGATTTCTAAGCTTGATATCTGGATCATTCGCATAATCAAGAAATTCTCTAGGATTAGTTCTAGCGTACTGTATCATGTCTCTTTTTAATTCCGAAGAAGTAAGTTTGGATACGTCTGCTCTAAAAACTATTCTACCTATTGCCTCTAAGTCTTCTATAGGCATTTCTCTTGCAGTTAACTGAGCATCTAAGACATACTCTTCAAAATCTAATTCTTCTTGAGCATCACGATGTGGATCCCACTCTTCATATTCCACCCCATTATCAGGATGGTAGATGCTTAGAAATTTCTGTAAGTTCACATTGTTTGCTGGAACAGTTAACATACCATTTTCAAACTCAATAGGTGATGGTATCACATATCCATCCTGTTCATCCATGAAAGGAGTAATACTGTTTGTTGCGTAACGCAAAGGTCTATAGTTTTGTCCATCAAACCACTGTAATGGTTTGTTTCCACTATGTGAAGATCTAAGTAAATATGTAATTGGGCTTTTGTTTCCTAACAGAATATATCTTCTGTCTTTCATAACCCATTCTTCTTTTTTAGCACTAGGACGTGCTTTTGTAGTATTTGCCATTTTATTTTATTTTATTTTATTAGATTAAAAAAAGGGAAGTGTAGCCAAATGACTACACTTTCCCTAATAAATATTACTTCAATAATACGAAGTTATTTGCTCCCATAACACAAAGTGCACGCTCTGATAAGAAGTGTACTTGCATTGCATCAAGGTCGCTTGTGCTAGCTCCACCAGCAGAACCTAAAGTCCAAGTTTTGTACTTGCGATCTTCAGCTTCAGACTTGCGGTAACGTACGTGTAAGAAAGGACGTTTTGCGTTCTTACCTAACACTTGATCGTAGATAGTAGTAGTACCAGCAGGAACTAATACACCATCGATATCGTCAATAGCACCACGAGTAGTAGCATCATTTAAGTATTTCCAGTCAGACTTATAGAAGTCATATCCGATGTTGAATCCAGAGAATCCAAGCTCTAAAGCCATATCTTTGTCGTTGTCAAACAATCCGAAAGATGCTGCACCAGCAGTTCCATAAGTGTTAAGACCTGCAAGCATGTTGTCAATCTCGAAAGATTTGTCACGGCTAACAAAAAGAACGTTCTCTTGAATAGCACCTTGCTTGTCTAATACTTTTACAATGTTCTCTACATCTGATTTACCAGCGATAGATCCAGTAGCAATATTACCTCTTGACTCGATAGCAGAGAATAAACCTTCTGTACCTTTATATCCTGCAGTTTCAGCAGCAGAACCAGATGCAGCAGTTTCTCCTTCTACCATAGAAGTTTCTAGGTAATCTTCAAAACGTAAACGAGTTTCGTGCTCAGACTTCAAATACCATAGATATCCAGTAGCTCCGTTTTCAGTAGTTACTTCAATCCATCCGATTTGAGCCATGTCAGAACCAGCAACTTCGTATTTGTCTTTGATAATAATTGGGCTATTTTCAAAGATATCTACGTTAGCTTCTAGAGATCCTTCCATTCCTCCAGTTCCTTTTTTGAATTCAGAACCGTAAGCATAGATAGTTAATCCTGTTGTACCAGTTAAACCAGCACCAGTAAGTGTAGCACCACCATAAGCAGCGACAGTAAAGTCAGCTCCGTTAGCGTCTACAGATGTAATAAGAGCCTTTGCTGTGTTAGTTCCATCAGAAATGATTACTGTTTGGTTAGCACGGAAAGGGTGAGAAGCTGAGGTGATAGTTTCACCAGAACGAGAAGCAGCTTTTACGATTAGGTGTAAACGACCTTGCTCTGTCCATTTGATAAGGTCAGAGTTTGAAGGAAGTTCAGCACCTACTAAACGTAAGAAAGATGCAATCGAACGGTTTCCATAACGCTCAAATTCTTTTTCATAAAGATCAGGGAGATACTGATTTAAAAAATCAAAATCTGTGATGTAGTTAGTTGATAACACCGACTTAGTTGGAGCAGGTGTAATCGGTACTCCAGCAGGAGTAGGTGACATTGTTACAGCCATTTTAAATAATTTTTAAGGTTTTTAACTTCTTTTTCTAATTTTCAATCTAGAACCAGCATCTTCAGTTACAGCCCTGAATTTAGTTGCCCCATCACTGCCAGTAACTACGTTTTGTTTTACAGACATGTCAATGTTTTTTGTCTCTTTTACTAGACCATTAACAGCATCTGCAGTTCCCAAATCGTAGAAATACTTGGCGAATGCATCAGGATTGTTTGCTACAGTCATCGCTTTATGATAACCCACAGCATCACTAACTTCACCTTTTTCATTCAAGAAACCTCCTACGAAGTTTGCTATGTTTGAGTTTCGGCTTTTTACGGACTCTTTATCCTTTAGTTTGTAAACCTGTTTCTTTTCTCCTAAGTCAAACTCGAAACCTTCGATTTGATTGAAAAGTTCATCGGTTTTGTTTTTGAAAACCTCAGCTCTCTGTTTCACTAAAGAATCCTGCTTTTCCTGGTTCTGCTTATATTCGCTATAAAAGTTAAAAGCTTCTTTATACTGTTCAGGTACGTTGGCTTCACTTGACTCAAGTGGCTTGTAGTATTTCTCCTTCTGAGTAGAAAAATGCTCTTTAGCTTTATACAACTCTTCTTTTAATGCAAGTTTTTTGTCTCGCTTCGAATCTTCACTATCATCATCATCAGACAAAAAATGTTTTCCAATGTGATAAGATATGTCTTCATCGTCAAAATGTGGCTTGTTTTCTTTAATGTATGATTTTAATAAATCTAATTCAGACATACTATCGTAGTCTTTGCTTAAATTCATATAATCAGACAAGCCTCTTCCTGTCTCTTTTTGATACTTTAAAAAGGCTTCCACATCTTCTGTAAGCTCGATTTTATCTTCTTGCTTATCCTTATTTGAAAGAACGTCATCTAGATTTAGATCATACTTGCTTAAGTATTCTCTAACTCTATCTTCATCTGAAACCTCAACGGTTTCTTGTTTTTCTTCTTGAACAGGCTCTTGTACTTCTTCTTGCACCTGTTCTTGTGCTTGTTCTTGTACCTGTTCTTGTACAGGTTCTTGTACTTCTTTTCCCTCTTCGACCGATTGCTCTTTATTTGTTTCCTCAGTCCTTACGGTTATTTTAGAATCGTCTTCATCCAACGATCTTAATTTAAAATCTGCCATTATATTTAATTTAAATTTATTTAATTATTTGCAAAATTAAAAAGAATAAAAGAGCCCTTTA